AAGGTAACGAGTTAGATAGATTAGGAGCAACCGACGGACAATCCGTAGCGCTATCCGCAGTCCGCACGTGCTACTCCGCAAATAAACCGTCAGAAATAGTCGCTAAAGAAGGCGCTAAATACTTCGGTAACAAAGCAACGGACGGAGGTAAAGGTACAGAAGCTGATCGCTTAATGCGTCATATCGTAGCGAGCAAACACGTTTCTACCATGGAGCATATTACATTTACTTTCACGATAGAAGGAGTCAGTAGAGCGTTATTAGCGCAGTTAACAAGGCATAGAGTCGGATTTTCATATTCAGTTCAATCTCAACGTTATGTAAAACAATCTACAATGAGTAAACACGGCGAATTTGATTATGTAATTCCAGAAAAGGTAAAAGAAAAAGGTTTAGAAGAATTTTTTAAAAAATCAATGATGCTCGTGCAAGGAGATTACGATTATCTTATAAGTTGTGGTGTTCCCCAAGAGGACGCCCGCTCAATTCTACCTAACGCAGCAACTACGAATCTAGTCATGACGGTGAATTTACGCAGTTTACTAGACTTCTATACTAAACGTAAGAAAGGAAATGGCGCACAAGCCGAAATTACCGAGTTAGCGGAGCATCTACGAAAAGAAGTCGTTAAGGTCGAACCGTGGGTGGACGAATTTTTCGAGGGCTACGGAGGTGGTAAATAAATGACGATATTAGCGTGGATCAGCTTAATAATTAACGTAGTCATTGCGGCGGTAGTGATAAACTCGGAAGAATTAGAGACGAACGCAAAGGTATTCTCGTTAGCAATCCAGTTTCCAACGTTATTGTTTATCGTTTTATATCTAATCGGTTAATTATATTAAGGAGGGCGTTATTATGGCAGACGTAACTAAATTCGAAAGTAAAGACGGAAATATCTACGAGGTAGATGGAAAGAAATATCGTGAGTTATCGAAAGAGCTAGCGGTTGGGGATACGGTGTTAATCGTTGATATGGACGAATGGAGTTGGGGTTATAGTGAGGGTTCGTCATATGAAGTATTACAGGTTTATTCTGGGGATGGTTGCGATGTTTTAGATGACGATGGTGATGAGAACTATATTTCTAGAAGTGAGTTTGTAATCGTAGAACCCATCGAAAAGTCATTCGTACAAGAAACCGCCCAACTATCCCGAAAAGTAACCCGCCTAGAAGAACGAACTGAAGAAAACCACCGCAACATCCTAACGTTCTCACAAACGGCAGAATCCGCTAGAAGCGACGCGTCGAAAGCAATCGGTGGTGTAAACTCCATAAACGAACAGTTAGAATTAGTGCGTGAAGATATCATGTTTTTGGACGAGAAGTTATCGAAGTTAGAAACGGTAGATAAACCGCAAAACATCACGATTAATATAAACGTTTTGGACATCGAATCGGCTAAAGCAATCGTCGAATCTATTACGAAAGGGCGTGAGTGATTTGTTATGTAACGCTAAGAAAATCGCTATTACGGGCAAAGCCCGAAGTGGTAAAACGGAGTTATCCCATTACGCCTGGATGTTATATGGCTTTAAAGAATTCGACTTCTCAGCGGTATTAAAGGACGAGTTTCACCGACTGTTTCCGCATGTACCTCGTGACCCAAAGCCACGCGCTTACTATCAAAAGTTCGGTCAGTGGTTACGTGAGATTGATCTGGACATTTGGGTGAAGATGACGATGGAGAACGTACACAAATATTGCTTTGAGGATACGTTAAACAAAGTGAACCACAAGCCGAAAGTGTTAGTAAACGGAGTGAGACAACCGAACGAGTACCAGCGTTTAAGGGAAGAAGGTTTTACAATTATCCGAGTAAACGCATCGGATGACTTACGTATTGATAGGGCGGAAAAAGCCGGCGATGTATTTACCGAAGCTGACCTGGCGCATGAAACGGAAAGTCATATCGATGGGTTCGTGGTAGATTACGAGATTAATAACGTCAGTACTATCGGCGAATTGTACGATCAGTTTGATTCGATTATGAGAGATATCGGAGTACAGCCAGTTAGTAGTCGAGAGATTATGGCGGACGCTTTTAGCGATTTGAAAGCAATAATGCCAGGGATGACCGAATTTCAAGGAAATGTATTTCGAAACTATACGACCGACGAAACGGTGGGACAAAGTATGGAAGAAAACGAAAAGTATTGGATTTTAGAATATTACAGATACGGTTGCAAGGACGAATTTGAAGCCGATAGTAAGGAAGAGGCGCTTAGATTCGGTTGTCACCAAGAAGACGAAGGTAATCTTTCAATGTATCGGTTACTCGACCCAGACGGTAATGAAGTTATGGACGCGAAAGAGTTATCGCATTATTACGTACATGTATATTAATCAAATGACAATTTAGAGGAGGAACTACAAATGAAAACAACTGAAACTATCATCGTATACACAAAGAACGCATGCAAAAACTGCGAAGAGGTAAAGTGGGCCCTAAACGCCGCTGGAGTAACATATGAAACTCGTAATATCGACGAAGACTCATCACATGCTGCATGGATGGCAGACAAGGGTTACATGAGCGCGCCTGTAACCGTATTTCCTAGCGGTAAGGAATTAGTCGGATTTGATATGGGCGAATTCGCCTCGGAATTAGGTCTTTAACGGATAGAAACGGAGGACGCTTAATGAAACGTTATTACTTACCTGAAATTGAAGTTTTCAAACGATATGAGCATCGTGTCTGTAACAGGTTAATAAGCGGGTACCATCGGAAATTAGCGTCAAAGTGTCGTTACTTTGTACGTTATCAGTTATCGATGGAACGTCCTTTCTATACTGACGCTGATTTATCGGAGATCATTTCCGTTTTAGCCGATGTAGACATCGAAATAATTAATTGTCAATGGACGGCGAAAGAATGGAATGTAACTCCTTGGAATTATTTCGTAACTAGCGGAAAGGTGTACGAAGGTTACAGGGATATGAATGCTTTCCCATTTGCACGTGGTTATAGTGGCGACGATATAGGAAAACGGACTGATGACGGCTTTTACTTTAAATACTTCAACGGAAATAATTGTGCGTACTGGCGTGATAGAACATCGGAAGTACCAACGTGGCATTTAAGGTATGGTAACCAATACGTGAATTTACGTAATAACACTTTCTACGTAGGTATTTTCGGAAGCACAAAAGAGGTAAAAAGCGCACCAACCGATTTAATTTTACCATTACTAAAACAAATGAACGCTAAGAAATGGCGAGGCTTTTACGACGACGAGATCGATTTTATTTTAGAACAAACGGGAATTGAACGGAGGCTGATTTAATGACTAATTTTAAATACGTATCATTATTCTCTGGTATAGGCGGATTCGAACAGGCGATGAATAAACTCGGAGGCGAATGCGTTATGTCCTCCGAGATTGATAAATTCGCAAATCAAGCTTACGAAGTGCTTTACGGACATAAAACAGTCGGTGACGTGACGAAGGTCGCTGTGGGAGATGTCCCGGATCATGACGTTTTAGTCGGTGGATTTCCTTGCCAGGCATTCTCGGTAGCAGGCAAGCGATTAGGGTTCGATGACACACGAGGGACGTTATTCTTCGAAGTTGCACGTATCGCCAAGGAAAAGCAACCGAAACTATTGCTCTTGGAAAACGTAAAAGGACTTATTTCACACGATAAAGGGAAGACGCTAGATACGATTATTAAAACGTTAAATGACATTGGCTATACGGTAGATTTCAACGTAATGAATTCGAAGTATTTTGGTGTACCGCAGAATCGTGAACGGATTTTCATAGTCGGTGTTTTAAACGGTAAAACAGAGCGATGGAAAATCGAAGTAAATAATGTAGTCGCAAAAGGAAAGAAGCGTATCGGTGAATATGAATGTATAAAAACGTTCAACTTCGATTGGCCTACTCAAGATATAGTGACGACTAGACTACAAGATATTTTAGAGGACGAAGTGGACGAGAAGTTTTTCCTCTCTGATGAACTTGTTAACAAATTAATTATTAAAGCAAAAGAAAGTGAATATACGAACAAGAACGCTGTATATGAACCGTTTGACGGTGCGTCTTGTTATCATCCAAGAAGTCAAGAATTTGTCAGGACTGGTTTTACTAATAAAGTATTAACTTTGGCAGCAAGAGATTATAAAGATCCAAAATGTGTTGTAGTGAAAGTAAAGGAAGCTACCAAGAAAGGTTATACAGAAGCAAGAATTGGGGATAGTATTAATTACTCTGTACTTGGGAGCAAAACAAGGCGTGGAAGAGTTGGAAAGAGTATTGCTCAAACTTTAGATACAGGGTGTAATCAAGCGATTATTGAGAACAAACCACCTTATAGAATACGCAAGCTTACTCCGAAAGAATGTTTCCGACTACAAGGCTTTGCAGATTCCGAGTTTGATAAGTTAGTTGGCGCTGACATATCGAACTCTCAACTTTATAAAATGGCGGGCAACGCCGTAACTGTAAACGTAATTGAAGCGATTGGCAGTCGCTTATTAAAATACTTACCGCATAACGAGATAGGCAGTCGTTATGTAAGGGAAAAAGGAGCGTGAGTAAATGGGCGTAAGCAAATACGATAATGAAGCGGCACACCGTCGAATTGAACAGGAATATGCATTGGACAACCCGAAGTCAATCGACTTACTACTACGACATTTACCATATATGCAAGAGCGTAGATATAACGGCGATTACGCAGCTTGCGATATACTAATCGATTTAGAGACGGCAATCTCAAACGCGGACTTGACGGATAGGCAGCGTCAAGTCTTGCGATTAGTATATTTCGAGGACATGAAACAGCGGGACGTGGCAATCTCACTTGGTATTACGGCACCGACGGTTAATTTATATAAGCGCTTGTTAGCGCAAAAGATAGCAGCAGTATTTGAACGATGGGCCTGGGAAGACGAAGGCTATAAATTAACGGTAGTTAAATCGGTAGATATAGGAGAGGCGGTCGCTTAATGGAGGGACAAACGAAGTATACATTCGATGTAAACGGAAATTACAAAACGCAGTTCGAAACGTACGTAAATACGCTGATTACCGCCCACCGAGATTCGCATTCTGAGGCGATTAGTAATAGGGATGTACGTGCGGAAGAAATTAAATCGCTCACAGACGCATATGTGGGGACGGTAGGAGAGCGTCCAGAGCCGAAACAACTTGAACGATTAGCAGATTTGTTGCTTTACGAAGAGCTTTCGGATACACATCCGGATAAGGTGGCTCGTGAAGAATACCCGATTATGAGCGATCATCAGTTGTCGAGGAGACATAGCGGCGAAGTATCGATGAAAGTAGCGGAGGAATATGGTGTTGACCGCCGTAACTACAAGCCTCCAATTCGTAGGAAGCGTACGAGAAAAGAGACGTGGAAAATCGATAGGGAAGCGAAGTCTAGGAACGAAGAGAGGCGGAAGACGTATCGAGAGTTTACGAAGTTGCAGGATATTGATACGTATTTTATCAAAGTGTAGTTAATAATTTTGGGGAGTTTATAATTACAGGTATTCACTTAAAGTGTTACAATATACTGTATCATAAATATAGAAAGTTGGGTTCTTATGTTGAGTTCGAAAAAACCATTTGGAATAAAAACTTTTAAAATTAATAAGTTGTTTGGAAGAAGTAATGTAAATATGAATTTTGGCGAAAATATAAAAATTTTCGTTGGCGAAAATGGAATAGGTAAAACTACGATACTTAATATTTTATATTATACTCTCTGTAAGGAGTTTGATATTCTGTTAGAATTTGATTTTGAAAATATTGAAATAGAATTTATTTCTGGTGAGAAAGTAAAGTTTAGTAAGATTGAAATAGAACCAAAATTTAATGAGAAGAAAAATGATCAAAATAGAAATACTCCTATGTTTCAATTGATAGAGTTAGCAAAATTAGTTTTATCAAATAGAAAATATAATGAATTTATAAAAAAGATAACTAAATCACATGCAACAATACAAGAAATAGTTGAATTTTTAGTTAAAGAGGGTCAAGTTCCAAAAAGGGTAATAAATGAAGTGCTGGATAAGAAAACCAATGTTACTAATTATAATGCTAAAAAATTTGAATTGATTCGTAAGCTCGATAAAAATGTAAATCAAGAAATTTTGTATTTTCCGACGTATAGAAGAATTGAGGAAGACCTAAGTAAACTGGGATTTGACTTAGAAGTGTATAAAGATACTATGAATAAAACTGAAGCTAGAGAGTTAATAAGATTTGGAATGGATGATGTTCAAAAAGTATTTAATGATCTTGAAGTAAAGATAAAGAATTCAGCACTAAAAGGATACTCTCATGTAACAGGGGAAATGATTACACATCTAGTACATGGTGAAAATGTAAGCGAAGAGATGCGGGAAAAGGTGAAAAATGCAGAAACTCTAGAAATTGTATTAGATAGAGTTGGAGAAAATCTTAAAATTTACGATAAAGAAAAGATTAAGAAGTTGGTAAAAGAGAATGAGCTGTTTGATAATACTAAGCAAACATATAAACCATTAATATTTTTCTTATCTAAATTAATTGATATATATGAATTACATCGTGAAAAAGAGGAAGCAATAAAGATATTTGCTAAAGTTTGTAATGAATATCTAGTCAATAAAATGATAAGATATGATGAAAGTGATGTTAAAATTTCTATTATCGAAAAGAGTTCTGGTGAGCATATAAATTTGAAAGATTTGTCTTCTGGAGAAAAGCAGATAGTTTCACTGTTTTGTAGAGTTTACTTAAACTCTAATAAAAACTTCATCGTATTATTCGATGAGCCAGAACTTTCTCTTTCAATTGAGTGGCAAGAAAGATTATTACCAGACATTGTGAAAGCAAAGAAATGTGATTTCCTACTTGCGGTTACACATTCTCCATTTATATTTAACAATGATTTAGAGAATTATGCGCAAAGTATGGAGCTATTAATAGAAGAGGCTGTTGATATGCTATGAATAATGAGGGACAAAAAACTGGAGATAGAGTAGTACGAATGATTCAAAAGCGATCTGAAAAGATAGTTGGAGTTTTTAGGTTTATGAAGCTATATCCTAAAAATCAAAGTTCCCCTTTTTGTGTAGTAGAAGGTGAAGATGAAAAGTATTATAAACTTAGAGTGATGGCGAGATGTGACAATATACAGCCAATTTTCATTCCATGTAATGGAAAAGATAAAGTAGTTGAGACGTATAAATGGATAAAATCAAAATCGGAATATAATGAAGGGAAAATCATGTATTTTGTGGACAGAGATTTTGATGATTCACATGGTGATCCGTTAATTTATGAAACACCGGTTCATTCAATTGAAAATTTTTATACCACAGAAGAAGCTGTTTCTAGTATTTTACGTAATACGTTTTCATTTGACGAAATGGAAGAACATTTTAAGATTGCAATGAATTTATTCCGGCAACGACAAAAAGAGTTTCATGAATCAATAAAATTATTAAATGTGTGGTTAATGTGTCAGAGCGATTTACATAAGGAAGGAAATGTTAGTAAATTAAACCTAAAAAATGTAAAAATTGATGATTTTGTTTTTATCGGTTTAGATAGTGTGACATCTAAATATGATGCGGGAATATTTTCCATTAAGTTTCCTGATGCGATAAAAGTTAAGCATGAAGATATTGAAAAAAAGTTAAAAGAATTAGATAGGAAAAATTACCAGGGTATTTTTAGAGGGAAGTTTGAAATACAGTTTCTTGTGAAATTTTTGAATTTAATACGTCATGATGTAGGAAAAAAGAATCCAACGTATTTTCCAAGCAAAATTAGAGTGAGCTTAAGTATATATGACGAAATAGCTCAATTTTCGATCGATGCAAGCACTCCGAATTGTCTATATAATTATCTAGATAAAATTTGGTCAGGAAAAAAAGTCGTAGTTTAGGTTAGGAAGCCGAGAGAATTGCCAACGAGGTTACCGAATAAGGTAGCCTTGTTTTTATATTCGTACTTCCGACGGACCTCACTCGGAAATTCAATGTATGTTACAACGTTCATCTTTTCGTTAATATTAGTGTGTTTCGCCGTTATTGGAATTCGCCAAATGTGGCAGAATACATTTACCGATGTAATAGCGGTGATCACGATAATAATAACGATTGTAGTCGTCGTTAAGGATTTAGTGGGAGGTATCCGTAAGAAATGAACTATCAGTTAAACTCACGCCAGGAGGTCGAGGACTTCGTACGTAATGAAGTCCTTACGGCTCCCGAAGCCATCGAAATATTAGGTATTACACGTGCGCGTATGAGTCAGTTAATTAAACAGGGGAAGATAACGCCAGTGAAGAAACTCGATAAAGTTAGTTTGTTTCTGCGAGTGGATGTCGAGGAGAAGCGTAAAGAACTCGAAACATTACGAGAGAAGTATCAGCCGTATAATGCAGCGAAGGAAGACGAGTAGAGGCCGCCGGAAACGGCGGTTTTATTTACTGTAAGCAACTTTGTCGG